TTGGCAGGACGCTTGGTCCACTTGGGTTTTGAACAAAGCGAAATTTGGAGCACGGATCAATGGCAAGCCAGCACCTAGCAACGACCACGGCCCCACGAACCCTTACGCTCGCGCCGTCCTTGCCCGAAAAGCTGAACGATCTGGTCATGTCGGGGGACAACCCGATTGTTGGTCCTAAGACCGCCACGCAACTGCGGGCCTTTGCCGCCGAACCCGAACCAGAAACCGCATCAAAGGATCAGGTGGAAGTGATGATCGGTAAACTGGCATTGGCGACCGCGCAGGCCAAGACCACCGAAGCGGAAGCGGGTGCCCGCCTAGAGCTTTACTGGCTTGCCCTGAATGACATTCCGGTCTGCGATCTGCGCGCCGCCTTTACGGATTTGGTTCGCACGTCGAAGTTCCTGCCGACGCCTGCCGAAGTTCGCACCGCAGCGCTCCTGCCCGGTGCCCGCCGTCGCTACGCCAAGAGCCGCGCAAGGCATCTGGCATGGCTGCATGACCGCGAATGGAAGCCGCCAGTGCAGGCCATCACGCCTGAAGAACTGGCAACGTTGAAAATCAAGGTTGGTGATGCCGCATGACTTACCCCCCGGCTTTCACCCATGGCCCGGAACACGTCAGCCCCGTGACGAAGGCCCGTTCCAAGTGGTGTGGGGCAATGGCTTCGTTGATCCACGCCACTACCCTCGCAGTCATCTCAATTGGCGTTGGGACAAGCCTGATGAGCCGCCTCGGGGATACGACATCATTGCTGTGCGAAAGGTCTAGCCATGTTTGAGCGCATCCGCCGACGCAGGGAGCGCACACGATACGCGAAGGCCATGCTTGCAGCGTTGGATCGTTGTAGGCGGGATTGCATGTCGGGCCATGAAGTGAGCCGTTTCTGGGCAGCGCGTGTCATCCGCGACTTCGAGCGCATCAACGGCGTGAAGTTCGATCCGTTCAATGAATACCACTGCAATGTCGTGGGTTCGTGGGGGCCGCACCGCAAGTTCATGGCTCGCGTTCAGGACATCATGGAAGGGGTAAGGGGATGAGAGCGCTAGGCTGGATATTCCTCGGGTTCGCAATTGCAGCGGCCTTCGCCGGGCGAGACGATGACATCCGATACTTCACCCTCTTGGGCAGCATCCACTTGATCGGCGCAAACATCATCCGCGCAATTCAGAAGGGGGCAGAGTGATGGCAAGGGGGATCAAGCAATGACACAGATTTGCGTCCACACCGATTTTCTCCTGACGCTCCTGACCGAGGTCGGAAAGCATCGCGCTCTGGCCGATCATGAGACAGACGTGATCGAAGCCATCGTTTGCCGAGGTCACAAGTCTGCAGGCATCCGCATCCGATGGACCGCAACCCTTGACCGAAAGCTGTTGCAAGCCAGCTATTCCAAGGGAGGTATCACGCGCTTTGCCGAGACGAACAACATTCCCCGGCAAGCCGCTTACGACCGGCTGCACAAGCTGCGGAAGGCGAAGGCGACAAAGACGCTCATCAAGGTAGGATAGGACCATGCCCGCAGGACGTCCGACAAAGTATGATCCAGCAATGTGCGAGGCCGTTATCAAGGCAGGCACAGAAGGCATGACGCTTGCCGAAATGGCGGATATTCTGGACATCGACCGCGCGACATTGAGCGACTGGCGCGAAAAGCACCCGGAATTTTCCCGCGCCGTAAAAGCAGGATTGGATCGAGCGCAAGCATGGTGGGAGCGGGAAGGCCGTAAAGCGACGTTCGGTGGTGTCGATGGCTTCAATGCGACAAGCTACATTTTCCAGATGAAGAACCGCTTCAGGGAAGAATGGGCAGACCGCCAGTTGCATGGCTCCGATCCTGAAAACCCGTTGCCCGCTGCTTCGCTGTTCGATGCATCCAAGCTTTCGACGCAGACGCTTCGGGAACTGATGGCGGCAAAGAATGCTCCTGACGCCTGACGACCTGAAAGCCTGCGAGGTAGAGCTTGCCAAGCGTTCGCTTGCAGACTTCGCGCGCATGGCCTGGCATGTTCTGGAGCCTGCGACCCCGCTCAAGTGGGGATGGGCCTTGGATGCCATCTGTGAGCATCTGGAGGCGGTCAGCCGTGGCGAAAGCAAGCGCCTGCTGATGAACGTGCCGCCGGGTTCAATGAAGTCGCTTCTTACCGGTGTTATCTGGCCTGCATGGGAATGGGGACCGCTGGCAAAGCCTGAGATGCGTTTTCTAGGAACAGCGCACAAGCAAGACCTGGCCGTTCGTGACAACCTGAAATGCCGCCGCTTGATCCAGTCGCAATGGTATCAGGAGCGCTGGTCGGTAATCCTGACCAGTGACCAGAACGCCAAGACCAAGTTCGAGAACGACAAGACCGGCTTTCGTGAAGCCATGGCGTTCGAGAGCATGACCGGTTCACGTGGTGACAGGGTGATCTTGGATGACCCGCACAGCGTTGATGATGCCAACAGCGTAACGAAGCTCTTGAGCGGCGTGACAACATTCCGAGAGGCCCTGCCGAGCCGTGTGAACAATGACCAATCGGCAATCGTGATCGTCATGCAGCGCTTGAACGAGGCTGACGTTTCCGCCGTGGCTATTGATCTTGGCTACGATCATCTGTGCATCCCCATGCGATACGAACCGGGCCGTTCAAAGCATGTGTTCGGTGCTGGCGATCCGCGCATGTCCGAGGGTGAACTGATGTTCCCTGAGCGCTTTCCTGAAGAACAGGTTGCAGAACTCGAGCGGACCATGGGCAGCTATGCCGTTGCAGGTCAGTTGCAGCAGCGCCCTGCGCCGCGTGGTGGTGGCATCATCAAGACCGCATGGTTCCGCTACTATCGCGATCTACCTGCGTTGGAATGGCGGCAAATCCATGCCGATACTGCGCAGAAGACCGGCGAGGAAAACGACTACAGCGTGTTCCAGTGTTGGGGCAGATCGACAACAGGCCAAGCCGTGCTGATCGACCAGATACGCGGCAAATGGGAAGCGCCTGAATTGCTCGTTCAAGCGCGTGCGTTCTGGCTGAAGCACAAGGCTATTCCCGGCGCTCCATTGCGGGCGATGAAGGTTGAGGACAAGGTTTCGGGAACGGGCCTGATCCAGACGCTGCGGCGTGAAGGTGTGGCAATCCTTCCCGTGCAGCGGACCAAGGACAAGGTTTCCCGCGCCTATGATGCGGCGGCATTCATCGAGAGCGGTAATGTCCTGTTGCCTGAGTGGGCGGACTGGCTTTCGGCATTCCTTGGTGAAGCTGAAGCATTCCCAAGCGGTGCGCATGACGACCAGCTAGATCCAATGTTCGATGCGGTGACAGATGTGCAGTTTGCGCCTGCTGTTCAGGCAGCAGCACCAGCCATCCCGCGCACGGTGACAGCCTTCCGCCGCTAGGGAAGCGAAACGGACTAATCGGCGCGTGATCCATACAATCCGCGCCGATGGCCGAAGAACTCTACGAACCCGATGATGCGCTTGAAGAGCAGCCCCGCGACGAAGAGAAGTTGCGCGAGGTCCATGCACGTGCACTTACACGGTTCGATGCCATTGCCTCTGCAACGCAGGATTGCCGCGCGCAGTCGCTGACCGCCCGCCGCTTCATCACCATCCCCGGCGCGCAGTGGGAAGGCGAGTGGGGTGAGCAGTTCGACAACTCCATCAAGCTTGAAGTGGACAAGGTTGGGCGCGGCGTTGCCAAGATCGAAATGGACTACCGGGAGAACCGGATTGTACCCGACTTCCGCCCCGATGGCCCTAATGCCGATCAGGATACGGCGGATATGCTGGACGGCCTGCACCGCGCGGACAGCTACCGGTTCAAGTCGCAGCAGGCCCGCGACAATGCATTCTTTGAGGCCGTTGCAGGCGGCTTTGGTGCCTATCGCCTTACCAATGAATGGGAAGACGAAGAGGACAAGGATAACGACCACCAGCGGGTAAACCCTGCATCGATTATCGTGGACGCCGATCAGTCGGTGTTCTTCGATCTGCAGGCGCGTCTCTATGACAAGTCGGATGCTCGCTTTGCCTTCGTCCGCACCAAGCTGACCAAGGATGCGTTTGAGGACGAATACGAAACCGCCTGTTCCGATTGGCCGGAAGCCCCGCAGTGGCGCATCAAGGACTGGTTTCAGCCCGAGACGGTGGCGATTGCTGAATACTACGAGCGTGAGGAAGTCTCCGACACGCTGCATGTCCTGACCTATACCCTGTCAGGCGAGGAAAAGCGCCTGTGGGCCTCCGACATGGAGAAGGGCACGCTTGCCAGCTACAAGCGCGACGGGTGGCAGGTAAAAAGCCAGAAGCGCAAGCGTTGCCGCGTTCACAAGTATATCCTGTCCGGTGCCGAGGTGCTGGAGGATTGCGGTTATATCGCTGGCACGCAAATCCCCATCGTGCCGGTCTATGGCAAGCGCTATTACGTGGACGGGATCGAGCGTTGGCAGGGCTATGTGCAGCCCAAGATGGACAGCCAGCGCCTCTACAATTCCAACGTGTCCAAGCTTGCTGAAACGAACAGCCTTGCGCCGCGTGAAGTGCCGATCTTTGCACCTGAGCAGATTGATGCCGTTCAGGCTGAGCAGTGGGCAAGGGCGAACATTGACCGCCTGCCGTATCTGACGGCCCATCCCATTCGTGACGCTGCAGGCAATCCCGTTCAGCTTGGCCCGGTCGGCATGGTTCAGCCGCCAACGCTTGCACCTGTGACCGCAACCCTTCTGCAGATTGCCAATCAGGATCTGCAAGAGGACATGCAGGACGGCGCTAGCGAGGTGAAGGCGAACACCTCTGCCGAGGCCATGGACATTGCGGCGGCACGCGTTGACGCCAAGTCAGGCATCTACCTGGACAACATGCGCCAATCGGTGGAACGCGAAGGCGAGATTTACATCGGCATGGCGGCTGAAATTTACAGCGAGGAAGGCCGCGAAGTCCGCACCATGTCTGAAGACGGTGACGACGGCTCGGCTATCCTGAAGCAGATGAAGACCAATCCCAAGACAGGGGAAAATGGCGTCATCAACGATCTGGACAGCGGGCGTTATAAGGTCATTGCTTCTGTGACTGAGGCGACCGCAACCCGGCGTGACAAGACCGTCAAGGCGATGCTTCGCGTTGCCGAGGTATCGACGGCTGCTCAGGATATGGAGATGGCGCAGGCTGCGCTGATTACCGCTGTGATGAACACGGACGGCGAAGGAACCGGCGACTTTCTGGCATGGGTCCGCAAGTCCAAGGCGTTGCCAATGGGCCTTGTCGAGCCGAACGAGGAAGAACAGGCCGCGATGGAAGCCGCTGCACAGGAACAGCAGCAGCCCGACCCGATGGCAGAACTTGCCAATGCGCAGGCGCAGCAATTCATTGCCGACGCGCAGAAGAAGCAGGCCGAAGTGGGCAAGGTTCTGGCAGACACCGATCTGACCAAGGCTAAGACCATCGAAACATTGGCCAATGCGGGACAGCCTGCGAACGACGCAGCACCCTTAGAGCCACCTGCGCCCATCCCGCTCAATCGCGGTCCCTACGCCGCTTAGGGAAGCGAAATAGAAGCCCATCCTTCGCGTCCGTATCCTTCCGGCCATTCGGCAACCGCTGGGCCGTGAACCGGTGAGGAAGGATCGAGATGGCAGACGAAGCAGAGGACGTGCTTGAACTGGATACCGAGCAGGCAATCGAGCCTGATGAGGAACTGGAACAGCAGACCGAAGCAGCCGACGCCGAAGGTGATGAGGAAGACCTCATTGCGTTCGGTGAACCGGTCGAAGAGGGGGCAGCGCCAGCCCCGGAAAGCGAAAGCAGCGTAATCCGCGATCTGCGGCGCGCTAACCGCGAACTGGCCAAGAAAGTTCACCAGTATGAACGCGGGCAGCAGCCACAGCGCATCGAGGTAGGCGAGAAGCCGACCCTTGCTGCGTGCGACTACGACGAAGACCGTTTCGAAAGCGCCCTTGTGGACTGGCAACAGCGCAAGGCAGCAGCAGACCGGGCAGAGTCCGAACAGCAAGAGCGGGCAAAGGCTGAAGCGGAAGCATGGCAGCAGCGTGCCGAGGTCTACAAGGCCGACAAGGCGAAGCTCCGTGTTCCCGATTATGCCGATGCTGAAGGCGAGGTCTTTTCGGCCCTGTCCGACCAGCATCAAGCGCTGATCCTGATGACCGAGAAGCCCGCAGCGCTTGTTTACGCGCTGTCCCGCGACCCGGCCAAGCTGGAGCAACTTTCCAAACTCGATCTAGCCCGCGCCGCAATGCTCGTCGGTAAGCTGGAGGACAAGGTGACTGTGACCACCAAACGCAAACTGCCTCAGCCTGACCGTCCGATCCGGGGTGATGCTCCGGTTTCGACTGCATCGGCGGACAAGGAACTCGCACGGCTCGAAAAGGAAGCGGAGCGCACCGGCAACAGGACTGCCCTGATTGCCTACAAGCGCAAGCTTGCTGCCCGAGCCTGATCCAAACCCGTTTCAGGAAGGTCTAAAACATGCCTACTTCGTTTACCAAGCAGGAACAGGTGATGTTCGACAACGTCATCGAAGGTTTCGATGATGCGCTCGTCATTGCCAAGGGTGCCACGGTCTATCAGCCGCTGACGCCGGAAGAGCAGCTTTACGCTCAGGACAAGTTCTGGCTCCCCGCTCCGATGATCGGCGCAAGCTATGACGGCTTCGACCAGTCTGCCAACTTCGACGGACTGACGCAGCTCAACGTCCCCGCATCGGTCGGTGTCCACAAGTCGGTGCCGAAGACCCTTTCGGCCAAGAACCTGCGCAACACCTTCGCCATGGATCAGTATGGCAAGGCAGCAAAGCAGAAGCTTGCCTCGGACGTGAACCTTGCGCTGTTCAACACCGTTGCCCTGTTCGGCTCGGTGTTCTCGAAGCGCTCGGGCGCTGCCACCGGCTATGACGACGTTGCCGATCTGGACAGCCGCTTCACCCGCATCGGTGTCCCGATGGATGGTCGTATGGCCTTCTATTCGCCCACCAACATGAACGCGATGGCGGGCAACCTTGCAAGCCGTTCGGAAGACTCGGCACGTTCGCGCAATGCCTACGAGAACGCGCTGATCCGTCACGACGTTGCCGGGTTCCAGGTGTTCAAGAACGATCAGGAAATCCGTCTTGCGGCTGCGACTGGTGGCACGACCACCGTCAACGGCGCGAACCAGCGCACGGTCCCGACCGCTACCAGCACTTCGGCGGGCCTGACCGAGAACCGCGACAACCGCCACACTGATCTTGTGGTGACTGCCGCGACCTATGCGAACATCAAGGTTGGTGATGCCTTCACCATTGCGGGCGTCAACGAAATCGACCTGATCACCAAGCAGGACACGGGCAACCTCAAGACGTTCCGTGTCGTTGGCCTTCCGGCTGCGAACACCATTCGCATCTGGCCTGCGATCATTGATGCCGCTGCTGGCGACATCGGTTCGCGTGAATATGCCAACGTCTCGGCAACCCCGGCGAACGGCGCGGCGATCACGTGGCTGAACACCACGGCTGCACCGATGAACCCGTTCTTCCGCAAGGACAGCCTGCTTCTGATCCCCGGCTCGTTCACGGTCGATCCGGGTGATGGCTGGCAGGTCATGACCGCTACCACCGACCTCGGTATCTCGATCACCTACACGCGTCAGGCCGCAATCAACGACCTGAGCGTCAAGGCTCGTTGGGACATCGACTTCGGCACCGCGCTTCTCAATCCCGAGATGGCCGGTTGCCAGATGTTCGGACAGGCATAATCGGACGGGCGGGGCGATTGGAAGCGCTCCGCCCTCCCTTTTGGAGGATGATGAATGATCCGCCCTTTTCAGCCTAACGGGTCAACCATTGCGATTGCCAATGGTGTTGCATCTGCTGCGGGGACGCTCCCCGAGGAGTGCAGCCAAGTCGCCCTCTACAACACAAGTGCAACTGCTGTCGTCTATTGGACAAGCCGTGTTCTGAACACCGCCACAGATGCTGACCCGGTTGCGGTCATTCCTGCTGTTGGCGGTGCACGCGGCGCAATGCCGATCCCTCCCGGCCAGTTGGTTCGCCTGACTGTTGGTGCGGGCATGAAGAAATATGCAGTCATCGCAAGCGCTGCTGACGGCAACCTTCTGATTACGCCCGGTGTGGGGAACTGATCGTGTCGGTTTACCCCCGTATGCTCTATCGCAAGGGCGATGCATTGCCCGAGCATGGCGTAGATTACCGCATCGTCTCGGACGAAGCCGGGGAAGGCGCGGCCATCGCTGAAGGCTGGCGCGTTGGCATTGATCCGCTCGACCATGACGGCGACGGGGTAAAGGGTGGCGCGGTCAAGAAGCGCGGACGGCCTCCGAAGCAATGACCGATATTCCCATCCCCGCAGGTCCGACAAACAAGGAACTGATCGATCTGGCGTTCCTGTCGCTGGCGATGACGGATGCATTCTTCGGGCGCACGGATGAGGAATACGCGACCGGCGTAACCTTGCTTCGCGGCATGATGGCAGAATGGCCCTTCGACCAGTTGGGCTATGACTTTACCACGCCGCGCCCTTCCGAACGGTCTGGTATCGAACAGAAGTGGGCGCAGGCTGTCGGCCTTTGCCTTGCAGAGCGGCTTTCGGCGGCAACTGGCAAGGACATGAAGTCTTCTGCCATGGCTTCCAAGGCGCGCTCCTACGGCACGCTGTGCGCCGCTGTGGGCAACAAATCGACCGTGGACTATGCGAGGAACACGCCAGCGGGTGCGGGACATCGCACGTTCGGATATGGTGAGACGTTCTTCAACGAAGGCACTGAATAATGCAGGTGCCCTTGCTGTCTGGCATGACGGCGAAGGACGGCACTTTCGCAGCGTCCTACCCGATCAATCTTGAACCACGGACGTTTGCCAGCGGTGTGTCTCAAGGCCAGCTTGTGACCACGCGCGGGGCAACGGTGAAAGTGACCGGACCCGGCATTGATCGTGGCGGCACGGTGTGGAACGGGATGCATTACCGCGTCATGGGTTCGCGGCTTGTTTCGATTGCATCGGACTGGACGCTGACCGACCTTGGCGACGTGGGCAATGACTACCGATCGGTTGGCTTTGACTATGGCTTCGACCGCCTCGCCATCCGTTCGGCAGATAGCCTCTATTACTGGAACGGCGCGACCCTGACCAAGGTGACGGACCCGGACCTTGGCCTTGTGAAGGACATGATCTGGTCGGACGGGTATTACATCACCACGGACGGCCAATATATCATTGTCACGCAGTTGAATGACCCGACGTCTGTAGATCCGATCAAATACGGCTCGGCAGAACAAGACCCGGACATGATCACAGGCCTCCTGCGGTTCCGCGAAGAGGTGTACGCGATTGGCCGCAACACGATCCAGGTATTCCAGAATGTTGGCGGCAATGGCTTCCCGTTCCGCAACGTCTCTGGTGCAACAATCCCATACGGCTGTGTGTCGGCCTCGGCAAAGTGCCTTGTAGGCGGGACGTTCGCTTTCGTAGGCGGGGCAAGGGATGAGCCTCTTTCGGTTTATATCGAGACGGGTGGCAGTGCGGCGCGCATCTCGACGCGTGAGATTGATGACCTCTTGAACGCCGAAAGTTCGCCCGAGCTGATCGAGCTTGAAGCGCGGGTGTTTGGTGAAGAGCGGCACTTGCTTGTGCATCTGCAGAACAAGACGCTTGGCATTGCCCTTGGAACGTCGTCTGAGGGCGAACAGGGGGCTTGGTTCATCCTTCATAGCGGACGGTTTGCACCCTATCGCCTGAGGCGCGCTGTGTGGTGCTATGGCGAGCATATCATTGGCGACCGGGATAGCGCACAGGTGGGCATCCTGACCGATACTGCAGCGCATTTCGGTGATCTGCCCGACTGGCAATTCGACACCGCCCTGATGTTCAACGACGGCAAAGCATTTCTTGTCAACGACGTGGAACTGTTCGGGCAATTCCCGACCACGCAAAACGCGGTGTTCATGTCCATGAGCCGCGATGCCACGGTTTACAGCCGTGAGGTTGCGCGGCGTATGAACGGACGCAGGGATGAGCGGATGCGCTGGCCCGCTGGGGCACGTTGCCCGACCATGGCGGCTATGCGGTTCCGTGGACAGGGCCGATATGCGTTTTCACGGTGCGAGATGACAGGAGAGCCGCTTGGCTGACTTTCTGATCCGTCGCGAGGTGCTTGAGAAGGTCTTCGGGCAGCGTTGGGGCGCGGCTTTCGAGAACCAGCAGCAGGCGCTTGCTGATGTTCAGGACAGCACGTCTCAGACGGTTGCGGACACTTCGGCCTTGAAGGACGCGGCATTCGTCACGCTGTCGGAGAATGCGGAACTCCCGAATGAGCGCGTCTTGTCGCTGGGCGCAGGGCTTGAAAGTGTCATTACGTCAAACAGCATCTTGCTTCGCCTGTCGGCTGATGGGGCGCGAGCATCAGGCGGATATACGGTTACATTCGTGGCTACGGGCACAAGCACTGTTGCCGTTCCTTTGTCGGGCATTCTCGCCACGCGTGACAACACCGAAACCCTGACGAACAAGACGTTGGATGCCCCTGCCTTGTCTGGCCTGACTGCCGCAGCCGACGATACCGCAGCAGCTACGGCGGGCGTTCCTGTTGGCGGCGTTTACAGGACAGGGAGTGCGTTGAAGGTCCGCGTCTCTTAGGGAAGCGAAATAGCCCCAAGGCTGTGAAACCGCGAAAGTGCGCGCGTCTAGACAACGCAAAGGCGCGCCTGTGGGCCTCTTCAGTTTCATCGGCTCCATTATAGGGGGCAACAGCGCCAAGAAGGGCGCGGATAAGGCTGCTCAGCTTCAATACGATGCTGCAATGAAGGGTATCGACGAGACCAAGCGTCAGTTCGATATTACCCGCGCCGATTACCAGCCTTTCCGTGAACTTGGTGTCGATGCCGCGCCGATGCTTGGCGATCTTGTCGGCACGAATGGTTCTCAGGCGCAACAGGCGATCATCAATCAATTGAAGGGCGGTCCGCTTTATACGTCGCTGATCGATAGCGGTGAAGAGGCGCTGCTGGCCAATGCCTCGGCAACAGGCGGGCTTCGTGGCGGCAATACGCAGGATGCCTTGGCCCGGTTCCGTGGCGATACGCTCAATTCGGTGATTGCAAACCAGCTTGCTCAGTATTCCGGCCTTGTCGGGATCGGCTCGGGCGCGACGGATGCTGTCTCTAACTTCGGTGCGAATGCCGTAGCGCAACAGAATGCGCTGCGTGGGCAGGGCGCAGGCGCGCAGGCGCAGGCCGCATTGATCCGGGGCGGCATCAACTCGCAGAATTGGAAGAACGCCGGTTCCTTCATTGATGACAGCATCTCGGCTGCGCTTGGAGGCGGGTTCAACTTCAAGAACATCGCATCGAGCCTGTTCTGATGGAACTTGATTACGCAAACATTCTCAACGCCGGTCAGAGCCTTCAAGGCGATCTGCAACAGCAGATGTTCCTGAACGACCAGCGTAAGGCACAGACGCAGGCACGTCAGTTGCAGATGGCGGCATTGCAGCAGAAGCAGGAGCGGGAGGCCGCTTTCCGCGCCGCTGCGCAGGTTGCAGCGCAGAGTGCCGACCCTAAAGCCATCGGTGATTTGATGGTTCAGTTTCCCGAGTTTGCGGACCAGATCAAACCGGCATGGCAAGCTCTGTCCGATCAGGCGATGAAGCGCAACCTTACGCAGTCGGGCACGATCTTTGTCCGCGCGAAGAACGGCGATGCGAAGGGCGCGGCGGCATTGCTTCGCCAGCGGTATGAAGCCGACATGGCGGCGGGTCAGGCCGATCCTTCCGACAAGGAACTGATCGACGCGCTGGAAAGCGGTGATCCTGCCAAGGTGCAGCAGGCGACGGCTACCATCGGTTTCAGCATTGCGGCGCTTGATCCGTCCAAGTTCTCCGAGACTTACGGCAAGCTGTTCCCGGCTGATGCCAAGAGCACGTTCTCGAAGGAATACGAGGACCGCGTGCGTCTGTTCGGGAAAAAGGCGGCTGACGCTTGGGTCAAGGTGCAGGACGCCAAGGTTTTCTCAGTCAATCCGGGTGGGAGCCTGCAATCGCTTTCTGCCGATACTGTCGGCAATCCTCAAACTGCGGAAGGAGGTGATCAGTCCACCGGCATGGGAGGCGTTACTGCCCCTGCCTTGGGTGCGAACGGCCTGCCCGCGACCCTTACGCCTGAGCAATACCGCGTGACCTCTGATGCATTGGGTAAGGCCAAGACCGATGCCTGGATGAAAGAGAACGGCATCACGATTGAGTGGCCCCAAGGCTCGGCTCCCGTCCGCGTCCGCTCGGTTCAGGAAGCGATGAAGCTGAAACCCGGCACGCATTACGTGACGCCGGATGGTGAGGAATACGTGCGATGAGCCAGTGGCCCGGTCAGAAGGTATCGGCGGCACCGCAAGCGTCCAATCAGCCGCAAGTGCAGACGATCTACACCGCTCCTGATCCACAGCAGGACATTGAGAACGCGCGGGCTGATCAGAGCCTGAACAACAGCACAACGCAGACCGGCATTTCGGTACGCGGTGAACAACGCGATGTCGCCAAGACCGCATTCCAGAACACCATGGACCTCCGCAAGGCTTATGAAAGCGCGCCTGAGGTCAAGAATTATCGCGCGGTCGTCCCGCAGTTGATGGACGCACTGAATACGCCGGATGATGCTTCTGGCGATAACGCGCTCTTGTATGCTTACGCCAAGATCATGGACCCGGCTTCTGTCGTTCGTGAGAGCGAAACTGAAGGCGCGGCCTCTGGTGCATCCATCTTTGACCAGACGGTCACGAACCTTAAGAAGCAGTTTGGCATTGAGGGCGGTGGACAGCTAGCGCCGGATATCCGCGCAGGCTTGCGGCGTCAGGCACTGGCTCGCGTGCAGCAGTATGGGCGCACCTATCGGGCGCAGCGCCAGCGCTATGCCGGTGATGCACAGGCATTCCAGATTGATCCTGAGCGCGTCATCGGCCCTGATGACTTTGAACCATATCTGCCGCAGTTCAACGAATGGGCGAAAAAGCAGCAGGCGCAAGGCGGGGTAATCAACCCGACCAGCCAAGACATCTACAGCCAAGGCATTCGCTCTGGCTTCGACGTTACGCCTGACAAGCCCTTCGACCGCGAACAATACCTGAAGGACACATACGGCGTTGACGGCGAGATGGAGGCCCGCATTTCGGCCTTCTGGTCGAAGAACAGCGGCAATCCAAACCTGACGCCGGAAGCGGTTGCGCAATGGTATCAGGCAAGCGGCATTCCTGTTCCTGACCGTGCAGGGCTTGAGGCCACTATTGCCAAGGCGAAGAAGGTTGCTCCGGGGACGACTTGGGGCGGCTTTGACACCAAGGCGGCGGAGCAGGCTTACAGGGACCGCCTCAGGGCTTCTCTGAATGCTGAAGGCTTCGACCCGACTAGCGCGGGCGCTTATGGCGCGCGGGCGATCCGTGGCGCTGAAATGGGCCTTTCTGACGAGATTGAGGGCGTCGGTGGCGCTGTTGGCGCACTTTTCAGCAATCAGGGTGTTGCCGATGGCTACAAGCTTGCCCGCGACCGCACGCGCGAAGCCTATTCGCAGATGGAGGATCAGCAGGGCGGGCTAGGCACTGCCGTTGAATTGGCTGGTGGGCTTGCCAGTGGTCTAGCCCTGCCTTCGGGTGCGGCGCGTGGCGTTGCAGGCATGGCGCGTCAGGGTGCGATCCAAGGTGCTGTCTCGGGCTATGGCTACGGCGAAGGCGCAGGTGGCTCTATCGGCGGTGCCCTAACCGGTGCTGGCATCGGCATGGCTGGCGGCGCATTGCTCGGCAAGGGTGGTGAAATGCTGGCGGCACGTGCTGCCAATCGTGCAGCGCAGCCGCTTACAGAAGGCGGGGAAGTCATTGCCGCTGCTGACCGGCTTAACGACCAGTTCGGCACGGCTATCCGCCCGATCCCGGCTGATGTTGGACGGCAGGGTATCCGCAACGCGACTGGCGCAGCGGCAAAGATGCCAATCAGCGCAGCCTTGATCGGTCGCACGCGAGATAAGGTCACAGACGAAGCGGAGAAAGCCGCGAAGGCAATAGCAGCCATGGCGGGCACTGCGGAAAGTCGTCCGGAGATTGCTGGCGAAGCCGCGATTGAAGCCGCCAACTCATACATCAAGCGCAGCAAGACGAAAGTTGATGCCCTTTACACAAAGGCGCGCACTCTCGCGGGCGGCGAACGCGTAACTATGCCGAATGCGCAGCAGCAGTTGCAGACGGAAATTGCCAATCTTGGCGACACTCCAGGCGGTGCAAACGGCGTATCCTACCTTGAGGAACTGGTCGGCAAGCTAGACGGCGATTGGCCAGTTGATGGCGTCAAGCGCTTCCGCAAGCAAATTCGGGACAAACTGGTCAAGGATGGCCTGACAAACAGCGAGATCGAAGCCGCCGCGCTTCGTGTCGTGGATGCGGCTGACGAAGACATAACCGCTGGCCTTGTGAATGCCGGGAAGGCCGACGCAGCCAAAGCCTATGCAGAAGCCTCAGCGGCTGCGGCAGAGCGTTACAAGGTCATTGATGAGGCAATCGCGCCTTTCATTGGTAAGAGCAAGGCAACGCAGAAGTCTGGCGAGGATGTAATCAAGGCCATTGAAGCGGCCACGGCGAACAAGAGTGCGCGCCTTGGCAAGTTCATGTCCAGCATCCCGGCAGAAGACGCGGCAAACCTTCGCGCCACGTTGATTGACCGCATCGGACGACCGTCAAAGGGAGCCGAGACTGCCGAGACGACATTCAGTCTCGATAAGTTCCTGACCAACTGGAACGGCATGACTGACCGCGCCAAGTCTTCGCTGTTCGGTGGGGAGTTGCGTGCTGCTCTGGATGATCTGGCCCGCGTTGCAGGTGGTCGGAAGGAAGCGGGCAAGTCCGTCAACTTCTCAAACACTGGTGGCCCGGTCGGTTGGGTTGCAACTGGCCTTGGCGGTGGCAGCGCAATCGCTTCAGGCTCTGTCTTGCCTGCAATGTTTTCGGTTCTTGATGGGCTTTCTGGGGCGCTGCTTTCATCCCCCAAGTTCGCCCGCTGGCTCGCCAAGATGCCAAGCAACCCGGCTTTGGCTGAAAAGCACGTCGCGGCACTGACCCGCATTGCGGCAAACGACAACGCTATCGCTGCGGACGTGGCCGGATTGCAGCAGCAACTGATGAGCCTTTTTTCAGCGACTCCGCGCGCTGCTGCATCGCCTCCCAACGGCGTTCCCCCGGCGTCTTCAGGTGCGGGAGAAACACGAACGCAAGGGGAAGGCCAATGACCCAGCGGAACCGCTTTAGCATCCCCGGAGAATACGCATGACCGCGCGCGTCGGCAACCCTTTCCCGTTCTATCTCGACCGCTCCGGTTTGCCACTGGACAGCGGCTCGATCTACGTTGGCGTGGCGGGCGACGATCCCGAAATTTCGCCGGTAACGGTCTATCTTGATAGCGCCCTGACTATCGAAGCCCCGCAGCCTTTGCAGGTGATCGGCGGACTGGCTTGCGATGATGGAAACCCGACCTCGTTTTATGTCTCGGGTGCGAATTACTCGATGCGCGTTCGCGATGCGGACGGGGCCGAAGTGTTCTACGTGGCAACGGCGATCATCGGGGCCACGGATTACCAGCCACTTGATGCAGACCTTACCGCAATCGCAGCGCTTTCGACCACGCCTTACGGTCGGGCGATCCTGACGGCAGCGAGCGCAGCGGCGGCGCGTTCCTATCTTGGCATCGTGGATAGCCTTCCCCTGACGGGTGGCACTGTGACGGGCAATATTACCCGGTCTTCGTCTGGCTCTCATCTCTACCATACCGACGCCGCCAATATCTCTGGCAGGGTGTTTGTGACGGCGAATGGCGCGGCTGATCCTACCTCTGCGGTGGGGGACATCTGGCTTGAGCTTGCCCCATGATCCGTGTCCGCACCTCGACCGGCACGAAAGCCATCAAGGCAATCAAGGTTCGCCGCTCTGGTGGCGTGACCAAGAACGTGTTTGCCGGTTCGGTGCGCAATGCCACTGCCTTGAAGCGGTTCTTTACGCAGTCGGGAACCATAACCGTTACGGCTGATCCTGCAGCGCTTTCTGCCTACGCCGTCACTTTTACGCCTGTCACGATCACTACCGGCTTCACCACGGCATCACCTTCGGGCGGCGCGTCTCCATACACCTACGCCTGGACATTCGTCAGCAGCGACGGTGGCACTTGGACGATCACCAACCCGACTGCGGCTTCGACCAAGTTTAGCTGCGCAGCCGTGGGCGCTGATGTCGGTTTCAACGCCACTTTCCGCTGCACCGTGACCGATAGCGTCGGCGGGACGGGGACTGTGGACGTGACCGCATACGTTTACAATTACGGGAGCCTTTACCCATGAACGTGTTCGATGATGTTGTCCGCGACATTGACGGCGTGATCGTCGCGGGGGCGAATGTATACATCTATGCCAGCGATGGGAGCCTTGCGAACCTGTTTGAGGCTGATGGGACGACGCCAAAGGCTAACCCACTGACCAGCGACGATAAGGGCCAAGTTAAGGCTTGGCTGGCAGATGGATACTACACGGCAGAATACTTTTGGGGCGGTCGCAAGCGGTTTGTCCGTGCGAATGTTCTGGTGGGCACTGCGCCGATTGACACCGCAGTGGCAGCGGCTGAGGCGGCAGCAGCAGATGCTGTGGATGCTGTCGGAGCGGTAAGGCAGACGGTGAAATTTGCGCTGCAGCCCGATGCAGGTCTTGTCGCTGGCGCTTGGTATGGCGAGTTTTTTGTCGATACGACAACGGCATTCACCTTGCTCCGTCACCACATCTATCTCGGCACTGGCACTGCCGTCATCTACATCAATGTCAATGACGTGAACGTAGATGGCCCTTTCACAGCAGGGACTGGAGCCGCGAGCAATGCAGTCTCTCTGACTGTAGCCGCTGGAAGCCGCGTTTCATTCCAACTGACAAACCTGACCGGCGCGCCTGGTGCCATTGCTATCCAGCTCGAAGGACTGCCCGCATGACTACGCTCTATCTCGGCCTTGCACTGGCGAACGCGCCGTCTGTTAGCCTTCTATCCGCTCCGACGTTCCGCGATGCCTTTGACAGCGGCTCGAATATCAACGGGCGCACGGGCTGGACGGTTGGTTATCTCTCGGGCTTTGGCGCGCAAGCCAACGCAATCACCATTGCATCGGGTAAGGCAGGCGGCACGACCGGAACCAGCATGTTCGCGGGCACGTCTGCGTCCATCGGCCTGCCGGTCATCAAGCGGCGTATGAACCTGAACGCCATTCCCGGCCAGACGCTCATCGATCACGCCACGCTTACGACCACGGGCGTTACCGGCTTCGTGTTCGATGTCGTCAATTCGAGTTCCGGCAAGCTCCTTAATGCAGTGGTGAACTACCGCAAATACGTCAACAACACGCTGACCTCGCTCACGCCCGCCGTCGCTCAGACTGCTGGCCGTGCCTTGGCAGGCGACAACATCCGCACGGCGTATCGTATGTCTGGTTCGGATACCGTCGTGGACATCTTCCACAATGGCTGGACCGTTATCAGCGGAACCATTGTCTCGGGCTACTCGGTCACCTTCACCGGCAATTCCGGCATCAAGGGCAACATCGGCGCTGGTGCGTTGGATGAAATCGAAGTCGCGGACAGCACTTCGCAGGCGTGGATTGCGCTGCGGTGGGGGACGCGTGTGCAGGCCCGCAACAGCGATGGCAGCGTGACGTTGAACGTCTGTGTTGCCTATGGCCAGACGGCTCCGTCAACTCTGGTTTACACCGTCTATGATCTGAACACCGGCAGTGAAGTGGCGCTTACAGGGCATGACGGTGTGCGCGTCTCCACTACCAACACGGACAGCTACGCACGGTTCACGGTGAACGTAGCGGCGGCGCTCCTGACCAGCGGTGGCCCGTTCGTCATGAAAGTTGTTCGTGACCGCCTGCTTGCAGGTGGGCAGAGCGTTGCATGGTCCCCGCAATGGCGCGTTGGCCTTGTCTGCCTTTCGGGTGGCCAGAGCCTTAACGTCGGCGTCTCGACCAATACCTTCACCACCACGGACAGCTACACCCCGCCATCAAACAGTCAACACACGCTCGGCGCGCCCACGAACGTCTCGACGCTCGGCGCTGAAAACACTCGCTACACCGCGCAGATCGACACCAACTGCCCTGTCACGGCTTGGCAGGCCGCATTCGCTACAGGTGGCTATGCAGTGGCTACGGCAAGCGGTGGCGTCTCTGCGCAGGCCATTGCGGCCCGTGGCGTCGGAACGGCCTCACACAACGCCTTGAAGGAATGTCTCGACCGCCACAATCGCCGCGCCAACTTCATCGCATGGATGGACGGGCAGAGCGACGTTAGCGGTGATGTCAGCGCCTACGCGGCAGCTTTGCTTGCTATCTCGCAGGATCTTGAAACCTACTGCGGATACATTGTTCCGATCCAGATCGATCCGGTTGCGGCGTCTTGGTATTCGACAAGCTTCCACGACATCCGTTGGCAGTTGATGCGCCAGACGCAGTGGAAACTGTGCCAGGATTACCCGACGCGGTTCTTCTACGGCGCGCACACGCTCGATGTGCAGCATGACACTGGCACGAACGGCATCCTGCACTTGTCGGCCAATGGCTACGGCGTTGCGGGCACGCGGCGCGGCAAGCGTTCGCAGAAGTTGCTCAGCCTCATCTCGCACGATCCGAACGGGCCTTCGCTGGCGAGTGTGTCGAAGGTCAGCGCGACTGAAATCCGCTGCGTCTACAACCTGAACGGGTGGGACAGCCTCGAACTGGTCAACACATCCTACGCCAGCAATTTCAATGGCGGCATGATCTTCTCGACGGCTCCCACGCTGAACAGCACGTCGATTGCCACCAAGATTGCCGCTACGGGCGCGACTGTGGATGCATCGCCTTCCGGTGGGCAGCAGGGCATCAACTTCACGTTCCCCGGCAGCACGTTCACCGGCTCGGCCTACGTGTGGGCGGCATACGGGATGAACCCGTTCAACCCGGCTGACAATGGAACCACCACGGACCCTGTGAACCTCGACCTTGCGGGCAAGGCTTCGATGATCCGTGGCATCAAGTCTGGCGAACTGAACACGGCTTTGCAGCCTTACTTCACGTCGGACAACCTGAATTACATGGTCGCGTCATGACGAACCATGACGATCTGCACAGGGACATTGGCCGGATGGAGGGACGGTTGGACGCAATGGAAAACCGTCTCGAAAAAATGGAGGCGGTTCTTGAGCGGATTGATGGCCGTCTAGCCAAGATCGAAAGCAACGAAAGCGAGCGCCGGGGCGGGTGGAAGTATGTGGCAACCGCCGCAACGCTTCTGAGCGGCTTCGTGGCGTGGGTCGTATCGACCTTCCTCACCAAATAGGAGGCTGCATGACAGTCGATCCGAAGCTTCTGGACTACTGCCACACAGACTACCAGCGAGGGATCATACAGCGGCTGATCAATGGGGAAGGCGGGGCGGATATTGCTCGGGACATGGGCATACACCGCACCATGCCCGACAAGGTTCGCAGGCGGATTGCAGCAAGGGCGGCTCGGTATGGCTATGCGCCGGGTCATTTCGAGAGCGGGGCTGCTCCGGGCTACCTGCTCGGCAAGGTCACTGTTCAACGCTCGGCAGACGGCACTGTAGAGCGGACATGGGAGCGGCAGTCTCCTGAGAGCCGTCTAGCGCAGGAAATTCTTGAGGATGTCTGTGCGGCCATCGTGGAGCAAAGCAAAGGCGCTTTTCCGCCTGTAGCCGCTCCTGCATACTTCGATGCCGATACCCTTACGGTCATTCCAATGGGAGACCCGCATTTCGGGCTTCTGTCGTGGGCGGATGAGACGGGCGCGAACTTTGACCTGTCGATTGCTGAACGCCTTACCTTTGAAGCCGTGGACAGGCTGTGCACTCTGACGCCTTCCACTGAAACGGCGCTGCTGCTGAACCTCGGTGATTACTTCCACGCTGATGATAGCAGCAACCGCACCAAGCGTAGCGGGAACGTGCTGGACGTTGATGGGCGCTTTGCCAAGATCGCTACCGTTGGCGTGATGGCGATGGTTCGGTGCATCCGGCGCTTGCTGGAAAAGCACAAGACGGTGATCGTTCGGAACAACCGGGGCAATCACGACGAACACCAGGCGCAGATGCTTTCGATCTGCCTGATGGCATGGTTCCACAATGAACCGCGTGTCGTTGTCGAAACGTCCCCGTCCAGCTTCTACTACTACCGCTTTGGCAACGTCCTGATCGGATCCACACACGGCGACGGGGCGAAGTTACAGGACTTGCCGTTGATCATGGCAACGGACAATCCGGGCGATTGGGGCGGGTCCAAGTTCCGGGTCTGGCACTGCGGGCATTTCCACCACGATCAAGCCAAGGACTATCCCGGCTGCACTGTCGAGACGCACCGCACGCTTGCCGCCAACGACGCATGGCACAAGCACGCTGGCTATCGCTCTGCCCGCGACATGAAGGCGATAATCTACCATCGGGAGCATGGGGAAATCACGCGCATCCGGTGCGGCATATCGCAACTGGAGGCCGCCGCGTGAAAGAAAACGGCTCTTTTCGTTCAAATGAACGGTCCATCCCCGAACACGCGGAAGCCGCTGCACGCATCCTCACAAGGGCTGCAAGGCGCATCCGTGAAGGCGAGAGCGTCAGGGATGTGTGCGAGCCTCTTATCGACGTTGTGACGGCCCTGAGCGGGAGGATATGATGGACGTTCGCACGCTACAGACACGCATCGGAACGCCTGCTGATGGCAAGTGGGGGCCTTCATCCAAAGGGGCGTTGCAAGGGGCCTTTACCAATCCCAAAGCGGCGGCAATCAACGATGATGACATGGGCGCGTTTGCCAAGCGGCTCGGCTGCACTGTCCGGCAAATCCGCGCCGTGTCCATGGTCGAAAGCAGTGGTGGCGGCTTCGACCGGATCGGGCGTCCGAAAATCGTGTTTGAGCGCCACTTGTTCCACCGCATGACAAATGGCCGGTGGTCGCCGTCAACGTTCTCTAATGCCACCTATGGCGGTTACGATCAGCCGTCATGGTCAAAGCTTGAAGATGCTTGTGGCTGCAATCCAGACGCGGCGTTCTCTGCTACGTCTTGGGGCAAGTTCCAGGTCCTCGGCTCTCACTGGCGCAAGCTCGGTTATGCGTCGGCGTTTGATCTGGCGCATTCCACGGTTGGCAGCGAGGCGGCGCATTACGAACTCTTGGTGCGCTACATCGAGACGTTCGGGCTGAAGCAGGCGATCCGCGACCTGTCCACCAATCCCGAAACCTGCCGTGCCTTTGCGTCTGGCTACAACGGGGCAGGGTATCGCCGGAACGCTTATCACGAAAAGCTGGCGAGGGCGATGCAATGAGACAGCTCGCCCGCGCCGTTCTCGAAATATCCGGTTGGTGCCTGTTCACCGCGCTTATCATTCTAGTGGGGGTCTTATGTCGCAACGCCATTCGTTGTTCGCATTTCTGGCTGTGATCGTGGCAATCGTGCTGCTGTCCCTGATCGCAAACGCAAAGGGCGCGCTCGATAGCCAGGTATTCGGAAACGCGATTGTCGGGCTGATCGGCATTGCCGGTTCGTTTCGTCCACGCACGGCGCAGGAGCCTGTGGCATGAAGAACAAGGAACTCAACTGATGTTGCTACGCTACTGGCGTATCATCGCAGGTGGTTTGGCATTGATCGCCGCCTTTGCTGCCGGATGGCATGTGCAGGGCCTGCGCTGTGACAGCAAGCTGGCGAAGATCGAACGGCAGGCAGACGAGGCGCGGGAAAGCCTACGCGCCCAGATGGAAGCCGCTGCGACCGATTACGAGACGTTCCGCGCTGGCAACGAAACAGCCGAGACGCGCACGCAAACCCAAATCCGCGAGGTATATCGCAATGTCGAGGTTCCTACTGATTGCGCCGCTCTGCCTGATGCTGTGCAACTGCTCCAGCGTGCGCGTGAAGCCGCTAACGGTGCAGCTTCCGGCCAGTCTGCAAGCACCGTGCAAGGCGATTGAACCGCTGCCGGTGCCTTTTGTCGATCCGATGCGAAGTGAGTGGGAAGCGGGTGTTCTGTATGCCTATGCTGACTGCGCAAAGCGTCATGCGGATACGGTGAAGGCGGTTATTGTAGGCAAGTAGGCCATCCACGATCAACAAGCCAGTTTGATGATCGTCTGTGAACGACTAAGGGCGGCGCGACCGGGAACCCCCAATCCTACGCCGCCCTCAAGCCCGATACATGGCACTGTGCGCACAGTGTTGCCCATGTAGAGCGGGAACGGGTTTTTATACCACAGGCGGGGGTGAAGGGGAATCCCTAGAGGCCGTGCCAAGCGTCTCTCATACCCCCTCCTTACCAGAATGCCGGGGTGAAGGGGAATCCCTGACAACTGCACCATGCGTGGTCGCCAGATACTGCGCCGCAATCTGACGCGCGATTTCATCCATTTCGTCCAGGCGAACGACTTCTCGCTCGCTGCTAAACTCGAACGAATAGGTGTCGCCAGCCTTAGGATCGGCAAGCGTGATGGTGTGGCTGTATAAGCCAGTCCCCGGCCTTGGTATGGTTAGAACGTGGTGGGTCATCCGCCCTCCTTACCATTCCCCGGCATATCCAGCAATTCAGCATCGGCTGACGCAAGGTCTGACAGGGCTTGTGCGGTAATTAGCTTCTGGATGCCGTGCATGGTGTCTGTGGCAGGCGTCTTGCTATATTGCGCTGCCTTGGCGATGCGGAGGCATTCGGTCAGGGCCGTACGCCTTGCCTCTGCCAGCGCGGTTTCGAGTGCGGTGATGCGGGCTGCGTCTGCTTCCATGCGGTAAAGCACAAGCATGGGTGGACTATCGACGCCACCATCATAGCCTGTGTGCTCAAGCCACCGTTTCCACCGCTCAACCAGGTCAGACATCACCGGCCTCCTGTGCGCGAAGGGCTGCTTGGGCGATGGCAGCGGGATCAAGGCACGAAAGCAGCGCCACAACGGGCTTCAATTCTCGGCCCTGAAAACCGTCTGGTGCGTGATCTACGATTGCCTGAATTGCGTTCGCTGCTGCTTCAAGCCCGATTTTAACGCCTTCCTCACGCATCTTCGCCACACCACTGACGGCTTCGTATGTGGTGATTGCTGCGGTGGCTTGATCCCATGCAAGCGCAACGTGCGGATTGTCCCGGCGCTCAATAGACCAGTCTATTACAAGACACTTACCACCTTTCGCCACCATGATAGCCCGAGCCACAGCTTTCACAACATCACCGCTCGGCTGCGCAGGGACAAGTTGGCCAGCGCGGAACCACTTGCCGAGAGCGCAAAGGAAAAGGAACTCGTCGCCTAAAGTCGCCTGTGGCCGATCAGCAACTTCTCTCAACCGCTCCAGTTCTTCGTCTAGCTTACTGATCATTGGGGGTTCCTTCGGGCTTGTAGGCGAGGACCGCAGCGAAGTTAGGAAATTGTGGGCGCGGATCATCAGCGAGCCGCAAGGACCAAAAGGTGTCCTGCGTCACTCCGATCTGCTCTGGCATCATCACAAGCCTGACCTGTTCGGGTTTTCTGAATGAATAGCCGTTGTGCCCGAGCCAATCGTCATAGATGCTCTGGTCGTTGATCGTTGCGCGGCAATCGTGGCAGATGCGCGATGCCGCGTGCGGATTGCCCCAAGAGATTACCTTGGCGGTCTTCTTTTCAATCCACACCTCATGCGGGCAGTCAGCGTGAATTGCGTTGATCATGTTGGCGAAGTCAGACTTTGCGCTGTCTAAGGCCGCAATCGCCGCCTTGATCTGGTCAGTGATCATGGCTGTTCTCCGTTACGGGCGCATCCTGACGGGTGGCGAGGGCTTGGCGGAGTGCATCCAGCGCATTGTCAGCAGTGCCGAATGCGAGGCGTTCATCGCAGTTTTCGCTAATATGGATCAGCGCGTCCTCTGCAATCTTCACCGCATCCCGCAACTCACGCTCACGCTCCTCGAAGGCGCGCTGGATGGTTGCATGTGCTGCTCTGGACCCGCGCCAGAGAAATGCCCTGTAGGCCGCTTCGAATGCTTCCACCGCCCACTGCTCAGGCTCTGTCATGATTGCTCTCCAAGATTGCGCGAACGGCGTTCATAAACTCAGCAGCACCGCCCTTTTTGTAGGGCCACGTTGAGCAATTTGGGCATTTGGTGCCGGTCGGATGGCGATAGCGACATTCGATGTAGACGGCACGGCCCTTAAGAAGCGCCGACTTCTCATCCTCACTCATCCCCGCCACGATCTCTTCGGCTGTCATTGTCCTGCCTCCGGTGCGGGTGGAAGGGCGTAGAGGGTGTATTCACCGTCTGGCATCCAAACGCAGGATATCACCTTCGGCATTTCGTTCTCATTGCCCGGTGTCCCACGATCAAAGCGTATCACCGCCGCAGCATCCATCCGTGCGAGTGTGTCGCGCTCTGCCTGGTGGCTGTGGCGGGCGAAGGCTTGGATTACCTTGGCGGCACTGTCGTATTTCCCGGCCAGCCAATCCGTGTGGTCGTGTTCTTTGTAGCAGCTTGGCCGGTGTCGCCATGCCGCCTCCCGATCCGCCTGACTGACCTTGACTTCATCCTGCATGGGGTGGCTCCTTGGGTTGGGGCTTGGTCGCAAACGACACGTAAGCTGTACAGATCGGGTCGGTCGGATGCGCCCCATGGTCGCGCATGCATTCCGCCAACCACCGGCACGTTCCACAGGTCTTATCCATGACCTGCCTCCTTGGCGAGGAAGGCGCGGATTTCAGCGACCGCGCTTTCCATGATGGCGCGCATGAAATCGACCTGACTAGCCTCGTTGGCGGGCAGTTCGGCAAGGCCATACTGCTCAAGCATGTTGGCAACGGTGGCGAGGCTTTCGCGGGTGCCATCGGCTTCCTTGCTGTGGACCTGCTCGGCATAAGCGCGATAATCTGCCTCACCTGCCAGCACATGGCGAAGCATCTGTTCCGCTTGCGCTACGGTCAGCAGGCTTGTGCCATGCCGTGCGTATTCGTAATTTGGGATGGTGGCGCAAGTGTCCGCGCAAACATCTGCCGGGAGCGGCCATTGGCAAAAGCGAATGGCGAGTTGCTTGAATGTGTCGGTCACAGGGGCGTCTCCTCAGCGTCAATTTCTTCGATCAAGTCGGAAAAGGTGCGAGCGCTGGTATGGGGCGCGTCCAGATCGGCACCACCTTTGTAAGCGCGCCAGCCTTCTGCGCCCCAAAGCGAGGCTTCCACGTCGTAACTGATTTCCCAGCCACGGTGCCAAACGGTGTGGCCAATCTCTGGCTCTGCGGGTTTAAGGTCGGTCATGATGCCTCCGGGGGTGTGAGAAAGGCCAGCACCGCGTCGGCGGCGTCCAGATAGTCGTGCTGGAATGGCTCGTTGATGTCGCGGAACCTGCCGCCAGACATGCCGCGCTTGGCTATCCAGCGTTGCTTGTTTTTGAAGGCGTCTGCGAAGTTGTCGCCCAAGGCGCTTGCAATGATCTTTGCCAGCGCTTCACGCGTTCCCCCGTCCACCGCTAAGGTATTCGAGGCATTCAGCCCCGTTTCCCCCACGGCATCGCCTGAAACGCCTGAAACATCGGGATTGGCGGTTAACGCTTTCTCAAAGGTGGGGTGGTGGTTGGTAGGGTTAGACATTGTCTAAATCCTTATCCCATCGGGCGCAGAACGTGTCCTCGCCGTCATCATCAGAAAGCAGCCAATCAACCCGGTGCAGCATCTTCGCCGCACGGCGCAGGGTCTCAGCAGCTATGCGAAAGCGCTCAAGCGTCTCGGCGGTGTATTCTTCGCCGCTCCAGTCGATCTGGCGCTCAATCACGCCAGCAGCATCATCGATACGATACTGCACGTAGTCGAAGTGACCGCCGCTCATGCTGCACCTTTCTGAGAATTAGCCCAGCGCCGCCCTGAACGGATGAGGCTTATTGTCGCGGCAGATACGCCGAATTTGAGGGCCATTTGAGCGCCCGTCATGCCGTCTGGATTTGCGACAATGTAGCGCGCATCGGCCTCGCTGATTTTCGAGCGGCCATTCCTCTCGCCATAAAGGCGTTCTCCGAGGCGCGCGCCGTCGGCAGCATTCTCTGCCATTGTGCCGACCTCAAGGTGATCGGGGTTCACACACAGTTTGTTGCCGCACATGTGCCGGATGAGAAGGCCCTCAGGAATTGGACCTTTGTGGATCTGGTACGCGTACCGGTGCGCTCGCTCGCCACGGAAACGACCGTAGCCACTGACAGTTTGGCCGCACCAAATCCAGCACATAGCCGAACCGCCGATTTTTACCTTGGCCCAGAAGTGGGCAACCTCTATAGGGACGACGCTCATTCGATGCAGCTCCTCAAACCCGAAAGGGTCGGTGGGTCAGGTGTACCGGCTGAGTGTCAGGCCGAACGGTTTTCAGCGGTTAAAAGCCTAAGGAAACCGGGAGAAAACGGCTTGGGGCGCTTAGCTCAGTGGTAGAGCATCTCGTTTACACCAAAGCGCCGGGTGGTTCAACACAAAAACCATTTACCCCGTGTAAATCTGACGTTTTTCGTATCCGAAGCGGTTCATTTCCGAAAGGGTTGGTCGGTTCGTTTGTACCACTTACCACTCTAAAGCTGCGCTGGCGTCCTTCATAAATGAGGGGCTGTACCGGGCATAAACCTGCTCGGTGACGCGCGTGGAAGTGTGCCCCAGGTATTGCGCGATCTTCTGCATGGGAACGTCAGCTTCTGCCATCCACACCCCTGCGGTATGACGGAACACATGCGCGCTCGCGTGGATGCCTGACCGTGCTGACGCCGCCTGCAGTGCTTTCTTGACGTCCTTGATAGGGCCGCCCCCGTATTCAATAACGTAGTCTGTCAACGCCGCCTCGCGCGCTTCACGCAGGGCCGCTTCTGCTCTGGCATTAATGGGCACGACTGATCGGCGCTTGTTGTTTTGATGCCTGCCTGCCGGGTCCAGATCAATAAAGCGCTTGCCAAGGTCGACTTGGCTCCATTGCAGTTCAAGCAGGGCTGACATGCGAGCGCCGGTTGCCAATGCCAAAATGACAAACAGCCGGACATGTGGCGTCTCGATGTTGTCCAGAAACTTTGCAGCCTGTTCCTTGGTCAAGAAGTTGCTGCGGGGCTTGGCGGGCGGAGGCATCCAAATGGCCGGTGCTGCCTTGCCGTATCTGAAACGCAGGGCCGCGCGAAGCATCTCAAGTTCCTTACGGATGGTGCTATCGCTCCGCCCTTCCCTCTGGCGTTTCTTGGTGTGGTTGCGGCAATCTTCACGCGTGATGGATGGTGCAAGCATGTGGCCGAAGGATGGTTCGAGCGCTTTCCATGTCGATCCGGAAGGATCTGCAGTCACACCATCGATTTCCTTATCTGCGACGTAGGCTTCCCAGATGTCCTTTACGTATTCCCCCGGCGGCGCGGTTCTGGCCCGCCACAACTCACGAGCGCGAGTTTCGGCAAGGCCACGGTCTGCCGTACCAAGCGCGACGCGAACCCGTCCACGTTCTGTGTCGGTGTAGGCGAGGCTGAATTTTCCTCGGTGCTTGACGAGACGAAATTCTGGCACTCTATCCTATCAACCTCACTGGCAGGGATGCGAATGAGGCGGCCAAGGCGAAAACTGGCGACCTCACCGGATTTGCACATACCCCTGATCTTATCGGGGGAGCAACCCCAACGGTCAGCCAGCGTCTCGGGGCTAAATGGCTTGGTCATAGGATCGCCTCTGACATATCCAGGTATTTGGCAGCAGTCTTGCGAAGCATAAGGGCGGGAGGGTAGTTCATGCGGCTTGCTCCATGAACATGCGGTCCACCATGTCGATGCGTTCTCCAATCCAGCGCATGACCGGAACTGCCATACTGTTGCCTAGAGCCTTGTAGCGCGGGCCATCTGAGCACAGGTCAGCAGGCTTGTTACGGTATGGAATCAGCGTGTAGTTGTCGGGGAAGCCTTGCAGGCGTTCGCATTCGACAGGGGTTAGGCGTCGGACGGCTGATGCTTGCTTGATATAGTCGCCGCCATGATTGCCCCCAACAGGACCGCCAGCCATTAGCGGCTGCGCTACGTCAGTTTCCCGCGCCTTGTAGTCCTTGCCGCTATTCATTGGCATGATGCTGAAGGCAAAGACATCGAACCCGCCTCCGTGCGTAGGAATCAGCGTCTCCGTCTCCGGGTCGTATCTCTGCCCCGTGCCCGTAGTCAGGCATTGCGCCACGGACGAACATTCCTGCCCCCCCCTGATATGCTGATCTTCAAGGCCTAGCTTGCTGCCAAACGCTGCGTTGAGAGTGGGCGCAACTTCGGCAGGCCAAACAACTAGGCGGTCGGCTTCTTCGGCTCCGTTAGGTGTGCCGCTTTTTCCAGCGCAAGCCTTAAGGGTTCCGGCAACACCTTCCCCCTTTTCGCGGCGCGGCGCAGAATGCCCCGACAAGCTGTGTCGCTCAAAAAGAACCGCTGCGGCACTGCGCCAGTCTCCAAGACATCCGACAACGAACACGCGGCGGCGGCGCTGTGGAACTCCGAAGAACTGAGCGTCCAGCACTCGGTAGGCGAACCCATACCCGAGTTCGACCAAGCCCCCGAGGATGGAACCAAAGTCCCGTCCTCCGTTGCTCGACAGGACACCGGGGACGTTCTCCCAGACCACCCAGCGGGGCCGTTTGCGATCAGCAAGGCGCAGAAATTCGAGCGCCAAGTTGCCACGGTCGTCAGCCAATCCGCCTCTAAGACCGGCGATGCTGAACGATTGACAGGGGGTTCCGCCGACAAGAAGGTCAATTGCCCCATACTGGTCTGCTCCGATGGTGGTGAAGTCCCCATGCAAAGGAACGTCTGGGTAATGATGGGTCAGCACGGCGCGGGGGAATGCCTCAATCTCACTGAATGCGGCGGGCTTCCATCCAAGCGGGTGCCAGGCGACGGTAGCGGCTTCGATGCCGGAACAGACTGACAGATACCTCACTGCAACACCGTCCCTGCGGCCCAGATCAGCGCGCTTTGCACCATGGCTTCTGTTTCACAGCCTTCGTTGAACTCGTCCTCGGTGGCATCTTCGAAGAACTCGCTACGTGCGTCTGCACTGCGGATGGTGAACCATTCTTCGGGGGGAATGTGGTGTCTCATGGCGCTATTCCTTGGACGCATCGGCGTTGCCGACCGCGCTTTCGCCTTCGGTCGAGCCGGTTCCCGTCTCGCCGCTTTGCGCTTCAATCGCTTGCGCGTGGAGCTTCTCCCATGCGAAGCGAGCCACAACACTGTAATGATCGGAGAATGGTGAGAACTTGTATTGGTAAGATACAAATTCGGCGCGCAATGCCTCAAGTTCCTCCCCTGTAGGGTGGGCGTCTATCGGGAAATTGCGGACATTTCTTGCTGCTGTAGTCGTCATGCGGCAAGCCTTTCAGCTTCGGTGCGCAGCGTCGTCACGTCCACGCCTACCCATGTGGACCAAAGCGCTAAGG